GATGTAGTTGATGAAAAACACAAAGATTTTTGGCAATGTCAGGCAGAATCGATGGCGGTTGGCGTGAAAAAAGTGTTGTTTGTTGCTGCGATGCCAATGACAACAAAGAATTATGAATTTCAAATTGTTGAATCATCACCAATTCATCAACAATGTATTTTGCAGCGGTGTGAAATTGCAGACAAGGCAATTGAATCATGGGACGGGAAAAATTACCGTGAAGCACTTGAAATCGCGTGCGCAAACTTCAAAACAAATCAATAAATCAATAAAAATGGAAACATCAATCAAAAACAAAATGGAAGCAAAAGAAATCATGGAAATCGTGAAACCCAAAATGTTAAACGGTTGCAAAAGTGGAAAAACAATGGACCAATTGACTTTATCAGTTGCAGAAGTTTTGGAATCAATCAAATGTCGTGAAAGATCGAAAGTTGGAACCCAGATCAAACAACAATATTCATCGCATATACTTCACCCAGAAGCAAGTTTGAAAAACAGATTTCGATTTTTGTTTTTGGGTAAATTATAAAGCAATCTTTTTTTTTGTACTTTTGTGACATGGCTGTTGTTTACGAAAGCGCGTCCGCATACATAGAATGCGCGACGGATTTAAAAGATAAAATCACGCGAATTGACGCAGTGATTGACGCATTGATGACTACTGCACTAAAAGCAGCGGAAAAAGATTCAATTAGTGAATATTGGTTGGATGACGGCCAATCAAAAATCAAAACAATTTACAAAGGGGCTGACGGCGTGATGAATTCAATTCGATCGTTTGAACAAATCCGTCAATTATACGTCAACAGGTTGAATGGTTTTTCATTCAGATTGGTTGACAGTAAATCATTAAGGCGTTAAAATGGGAATAATTGAATCAATATTTTCTAGAAAAAAAGAGGTGATCGCAGAAAAAGAACCAATCAATGATGTTCCAGTGAAACAACCTTCACCAATTGCGTATGGATATAGGCCTATTTTTACATATTCTTACGACGGGGAGAAAAATTTGGGTGAACTTGGTGCGCCAATTAATTACAATCTAAATTATGCCGCGTTACGGTATCGATCATGGCAGTCATATTTGGAAAGTGAAATCACGCAAACAGTCATCAAAAAATATGTGAAATGGATAATTGGAAGCGGTTTGAAATTACAGTCAGAACCCGTTGTTTCAGTTTTGAAACAAGAAAACATCACGGTTGAAAAGGAATCTTTTTCAAAATCTGTTGAAGATCGTTTTAAATTGTGGGGTGAAACAAAAGTTGATTTGGCGGGTGTTCTGAATTTGAATGGGTTGGCCCGTGAATGCTATTTGAATTCAATTGTTGGTGGTGATGTCTTAGTGATTCAAAGGTTAATCAACAATAAAATAAAAATTCAATTGGTCGATGGTGCGCATTTGAAAACACCATTTGGTGCAGAATTCAAACCATTACCAGGAAATAAGATTGACAACGGGATTGAAACAAATGCAAAGGGTGAACACATTGCATTTTACATTCAAACCAAAGAATTGAAATATCAAAAAATCATGGCACGCGGGGCAAAGTCTGGACGTGAAATGGCTTTTTTGGTTTATGGGTTACGATATAGACTTGACGACAACCGTGGAATTCCATTGATTTCAACAACTTTGGAAACGCTTGCAAAATTAGATCGATACAAAGAAGCGGCGGTCGGTAGTGCAGAAGAAAGAGCGAAAATCCCATATTTTATTGAACACGGGTCAAATTCAACGGGTGAAAACCCAATGAATAAAAATTTAGCCAAGGCATTTAATGTTGACGCAAAACAGGATGTTCCAATTGACAACAATGGTCAAAGAATGGCGGACACAATTGCGGTGACAACGAACAAACAGGTTTTCAACATGCCTGTTGATTCAAAGATTGTGTCAATGGACACAAAATCCGACATTAATTTTAATGATTTTTATTCACCAAATGTCAATTCAATTTGTTCAACAATTGGAATTCCTCCGGAAGTTGCTTTGTCAAAATACGATAGCAATTTCAGCGCGTCAAGGGCTGCGTTGAAAGATTGGGAACACACAATCAACGTTGATCGTGTTTATTTTTCGGAGCAGTTTTATAAAAAGATTTTCTTTTTTTGGTTAGAAATGAATGTTTTGACGGGTAAAATTTCCGCGCCTGGTTTCCTTAATTTAATCAAAGAACAAAACGACATTGGTTTGGCTGCATATACACAGTGCAGATTTGTTGGGTCAACCGTTCCACATATTGATCCAGTGAAAGAAATAGCGGCGGAAAGGTTGAAACTAGGTGCAAGCGGAGCAAACATCCCATTAACAACCGCAGAAGCGGCAACAGAAGCGTTGAACGGTGGCGATTTTCAATCGAATTTGGAACAATACGAATCAGAACTAAAAGAATCACAAACACGTGGCATCACACAACCAGAAAAAAATAATGCACAATAAAATAGAAACTTTTTTATCAATGGGAACGGGCGGAGTTTTGGCCGCTGTTCGATCATATCAATATTTTGATTTTTTTAGCGAAGCAGGTTTCAGAACCTTGTTGGCTGTTTTCACAGGGTTTTTCGGAGCCTTGGCGGGATTATTCGCAAAACTTTTGTTCAACATTATTCGGGATAAATATTTCCCTAATCATGGCGGAAAATAACGAAAAGCGCGGCGGCGTAATTGGTGAAATTATATTGTTTTCAAAAACCATGTCCGCAATTGTTTTTGTTTTAAGCGGCATTTGGTTCATTGGTCAGCCTTTTTTGGATGATTACATTGAAGAAAAAATCACATTGCACGACGAACAGAAACGAAAGGAATGGTCGCAAAAAAGTAAATTAAGGGACCAACTATCCGAAAAAATGGGTTGCGATCCTGATGAAGTTCACATCGAATTGGGCCGTTTATATAAAAACGAAAAATCAAACATTGAAAAAACAGAAAAAGAGTTGAACGAAATTTGGATTCAAATTGACAACGATTTCCTGAAAAGCAAAACGCAACGAAACGCGATCATTCGAGAATTGAAATATTGGATTCCAGAATCAGAAATTAAAACTGAATAACCATGAAAAAAGATTTGGATTTGTACGTTTATAGGCATACCGCAAACACTGATGGCGATAGATGTGTGATTGGTGATTTGTACATTGAAGATGATTTTTTTTGTTTCACATTAGAAGATGAATTGCGTGATCGATCTGTGAAAGTGTATGGAAAAACATGTATAAAAGCAGATCGATATGAAGTTGTTTTGACTGTTTCAAATAGGTTCAAACGCTTAATGCCTTTATTATTGAACGTCCCAATGTTTGAAGGAATAAGGATTCACGGCGGCAACACTTCAATTGACACATTGGGCTGTATTTTAGTAGCGTTTGAAACAGATTTCAAAAAGATTTGGAGAACAGCGGAAAAAACTTTAACAAAAAAATTAAAGGATTGGAAGGATTTGAACCCAGATGGAAAAATTTTTATCAATATTGAAAACAAGTTTTTGACGTATGGACAAAACAATAGTCATGAAAATTGAATACATCATCATTGCGGGTTTGTTTCTTTGGATTTTGTTTTTGTCCCAATGTAGCGAGCCAAAAACAGTTGTCAAAAAAGAAAGGGTGGTTTTTCATTCATCGGACACCACTGTTGTTCATGACACAATAATCAAAGAAGTTGAAAAACATCATTGGCACGTTCAGCCATCAAATGTCCCTGCGGTTGAATACACAACAGAACAGATTGCGAAAATGGACACGTTTATGTTTGAAATAAACGATTCAATTTTATCTGCAAAAATTTCCGCAATTTCGACAAATTATCCGATCATCAATTTCAATTACAAAGTGAAATATTTTGAAACAAAAGAAACGATAAAGATCAAAGATTCGTTGGTTGTTATGCCTTTGAAAAACGAATTTTTCTTTGGTGCAACTATCGGCGGCGGTTTGAATCAATTTATTTTCGCGCCAAGGGTTTCAATGAAGTCAAAAAATGATTGGTTTTATTCAGTAGGTTATGATATAATTGGAAAAAATTTGATGTTAAGTGCGGAAAGAAAGTTGACATTTTTTTCAAAATGAGTTGACAAACAATTTTTTTCATATATTTGTGAACAGATATGGCAAATGAAGTTTTAATATATTCACCAATTTATGATTTCACAGCGGAATCATTCATTAAGTCTTTGAACGAAATGGATGGGTCCGATGTGACTGTTCGTGTTAATTCGCCTGGTGGTGATGTTTTCGCGGGGTGGGGAATGATTGCGAAATCAAAAGAGCATGAAGGAAACATCACCGTCAAAGTTGACGGGAACGCATCATCAATGATGGCAATTTTTCTTTTGTTTCATAAAAACGTGGAGGCGTTAAACGTTTCAAAATTCACATTGCATCGTGCGTCAGCGGCTTATCCGTCACCAGAAAGCGACAAATTATTGAAACAAATCAACGGTGAAATCAGAACAGCATTTGAAGCGAAATTGAACATCGAGAAATTCGAAAAGATGACGGGGGTCACAATGGATGATTTTTTCAATTCATCAGAAGTGATCGACGTTGATTTGAATGCGAAACAAGCGAAACAAATTGGTTTAATTTCAAAAATCAACGAAATTGACGTGAATGCGTTCAATGATTTATCAATTCGAATCGCAGCCATATCAACAAAACAAACAAATAAAAACCCTAAAAAGGACAATAAAATGACTTTAGCACAATTAAAAGCAGATCACCCAGAAGTTTATGCACAAGCAGTCAAACAAGGTGTGGAACAAGAAATCGACCGCGTTGGTTCGTGGTTGGCATTTGGTGACGTTGATTTTCAAGCGGTTTCAACAGGAATCAAAGAAGGAAAAGAACTTTCAAAAACAGCGATGGCAGAAATGTCCAAAAAACAATTTGCCGCAGAAGCAGTTGCAACGGCGGCTGTTGAAAGCGCACCAGTTGTTGTAACCCCTGCGGTCCCAACATCAGAGCCAGACGCGAAAGAAGCATTTTTGGCAGAAGTTAGACAATTAAAAATCAAGTAATAAAAAATCGTTATGAGTACAGCAACGGAAATTACAAAAACAAACAATTTTTTGCACACTGATTATGACGTGTCAAAAATCTTTGTTTTCAGCAATAGATATGAAAAAGCAACTTTATTGAACGCATCAGGTGGTGTTGCTTCATTTTTACCAGGAACATTGATGGGTAGGATTGCCGCATCAGGGAAAATCGTTCCATTGGAATCGGCTGCGGTTGATGGTTCACAATACCCTGTTGGTGTTTTGAAAACAATGGTGACTGATTTAGCCATTGCAGGTGAAATTGAAGTCAATGTGTGCATCGCTGGTGATGTTGTTGAAAACAAAATCATTTTAGATGGTTCAGATACATTGGAAACAATTATTGAACTAAAAAGAATCAAAGACAGAATCAAGTCGGACACAATGGGAATTCAATTGGTTGGTTCTGCTGAATTAACTGGAACAGATAATTAAAAAAAGACATAAAAAATGGCAAGCATAAGCACACAGGACGCCCGATCAATTTTTACGCAAAGATTAATCGAAGTCTATAAAGAAAGAACAGCACCAACGGCGTTTTTGCGATCTTTTTTCATGGTTCGTGAATCAGATACGAAAGAAGTTTCAATCGAGGTTCAAAGAGGAACTGAAAAAATTGCAGTTGACGTTGAAAGGGGCACCAGAGGAAACAGAAATCAATTTTCGAAATCATCTCAAAAACTATTTGTTCCTCCTTATTACAGGGAATATTTTGACGCAACCGAATTGGATTTCTATGACAGGCTTTTCACATCAACGGGAACTGTTGATGCAATGACTTTTTCACAATGGGTTGACACGGTTGTTGAAAAACTTCAAATGTTGCAAGATAAAATCGAAAGATCTTATGAATTGCAATGTGCGCAGGTTTTTGAAACTGGAATTGTTCAACTTACATCAGGTGATAACATTGTTTTCAACAGAAAAGTTGGATCATTAGTTGACGTTGGCGGTCCTGCGTATTGGGCACAGGCAACATCCGATCCATTATCTGATTTGGCAAATGGTGCGACATTTTGCAGAACAGAAGGAAAAAGCTCGGCTTCAATGTTTGATGTGATAATGGGATCAACTGCATTTAATGATTTCATCAACAACGCCGTTGTGAAAGAGCGTGCAGACATTAAAAATTATTCGCTTGATTCATTACGTGCGCCACAAAAAAATTCATTTGGAGGGGTGTTGCATGGCGTAGTTTCTGCGGGTGCGTATCAATTTAGGTTGTGGACTTATCCAGAATTTTATGATACAGAATCAGCAACTTCACTTCCATACATGAATGACAAAAAAATTGTGATCATCCCAGAGGCGCCAAAATTCGTTTTAGGTTTCGCGGCTGTTCCACAATTGTTTGGAAGAAAAGCAGATGTCGGCGCAGGTGTTGCCGTTAAAAGGGGTGCATACTTAGTTGGCGAAGTTTTAGACGAAATCAACGCGGTTCATGTTATTGACATCAAATCCGCAGGGGTTGCAATTCCTGTTGCAGTAGATCAAATCTACACTGCAAAAGTTGTTTTATAATTTTTAAGGTTAATAAATAGAAAAAGCCTGCTTAATTAATAGGCAGGCTTTTTTTTAAAAGAATTTATCATGGCAAAATTTAAAGTGATCGCATTATCAGTTGGCGGCAAATACAAGAAAATTTATGAATCAGGTGATGTTGTGGACGGCGGAATGTTTGATGATTCTGCGGCATTAGTTAAACAAGGTTTTTTGGAAGAAATTGAAGAAAAGAAACCAGAAGTAAAAGCGGAAACAGAACCAGAAGCACCAAAAAAAACAGCGTCAAAAAGGAAATAATTTTTGACGGATGGGTTTGATGGACACAGCCAAAGAAGATTGGCAAACATTCACAACTGATTTGGATGGTTTTGGAAAAACAATTCAATTGATCGCGCCTGATTTGACAACATTGAACGTTGTTGGAATAGCGACAAAACATCACATTGGTATTGATACAGAAGGAAACATGGTTAATGTGAAAAACGCGCATGTTTCATTTTCTGAAAAACAATTGACAGATGCAGGCTATCCGCACAGGGATGCAAATGGTGAAGTGAACATGGATCATCACAAAGTTGTTTGGACCGATTCAACGGGGAATTCTGTGACGTACGTTGTCCGCGAATATTACCCAGACGAAACAATTGGTGTGATCCTTTGCATTTTAGGTGACATTATATAAAACAAACAAATGGCTTTGATTGCAGGAAAAATAGGAAGTCAAAATTTCGAATTAATTCGTGATCGAATTGCATTGATTTTGGCGGATGAAATATCCACGCAAGCGGCCATGGCACCATTGACACCAGAATTGAATGCGACGGTTTACACAGAACGCTTTGTTCCGTTTTCGCATACCAACATGCCGTGCGTGAATGTAATTTTTTCACGCGGAAATTTTGAGGCACAATATACACAGCAAAATTTGGCAGTTCATCAATATTTTGTTGATGTTTACGCATCTGCAAAAACAGAAGGAACAACCGGGGGTGATGAACTTGCATCAAAAAAACTTCACAGATTGTGCGGAATTGTTTTGCAAATTCTAGAAAATCCACAATATAGAACATTGGCATTTGCGCCGCCATCAATACAACACACAAAGGTTGTTGATATTTCAATTCAGCAACCGCAAAATGGTCAGGATGCGACATCTGTGATCATGGGACGCGTGACATTTGATGTTCATATTCCTGAAAAAACTTCACTTTTGACAGCGGTGAACATTGGAGGTTGGACAACATCTGTTGGAATGGATGATAGCGGCAAAGGATATGAATTTTCAAAAGTGATTGTATAATGGCAACAGAAGTTTTTAAACTACAAAACGGGAACGTTTTAGTTGTCAATGAAGCGGGCGAAATGTCTTTTCCGCCTGACATGCAAGTGAAGAAATTTTCGACAACACAGGTTGAAATTAAAGACAAATCGGGATCACGACAACATGTTTTCACATCTTCCGACGTGAATGAATTAACCCGCAGAGATGGAACAATTGTTTCTGTTTTAGGAAACACTCAATTGTTGTTCACTGAATTAGTTAATTTTTTTTTTTTTAAGTTAGGATCAGGAGGGGCGAACCATTTTGGAACGTTTATCAATTACAATGATTTAGTTACACAATATCCGACTGCAAGTGTTGGTGATTTGGCGAATGTTTTAAATAGTCAGGGATTTCCATTTTTGCCAGGACCAATTTTAGGAACCTTTTATTCAAAGGGGGGGTATATTTGGAACGGAACAAACTGGTCATCAAATGTTGATGAAATCGCAGCGCAGATCGAACAGAACATCAATGACATAATTTCTTTGCAAACAA